AGGAAAAGCCTTAAAGTGTTTTTTTAAGATATGAGGTCTTATGGACGATATATATGTTTTGTCGTATCGTGTATCCTCATAAAAAGAAAACAACACTCCAGTATACTTCTTCATAAGCTTGTCAAAGTATGGGTCTATTTCTCCATGTATTGCGCAAACTATATGAACATCGTCTAAATTAACTCCAGTGGTCCTAAAACTATGAAGCATCGTGTCTATCTGCCACGCATAATATTTCGTAGCAGGTTGAGCGCATATGTATTTCATTTAATTTAATTTTCATTTTATGGACAGATTCCTTGATCTTGAATATTGTAATTGCTGTCTCCAGACGTTTGACTTGGATAAGTACAAGAACAGAATGTTTGAGAACTACCAGCACCTAAACTAACACCTAGCGTATTAAGACTTGAGCAATCTGTATACGAGAATGACATAAAGTTAGATCCAGCATTAGTTATTGTGTATTGAGTACAATTCAAGCACGTTGTTGTTGTAGTTGTTGGCGCTGAAGTTGTAGTTGTCGTTGTTGTGGTAGTTGTTGTAGTCGTAGTAGTCGTTGTTCCAGGATCTACTGTAGTGGTAGTTGTTGTGGTTCCACCTCCACCTCCACCAGAAGTGGTTGTTGTGGTTGTTGGAGCTGATGTGGTAGTTGTAGTTGTTGGTGCAGCTGTGGTTGTTGTTGTTGTTGTATACCAATTTACTGTATGACTGTCATTTCCCCAATCACCAACTACATCCGTAGCAACAACACTATAGTTTACATCCCCAGCTGAACCAGAGGTTACAGAATTTGTTGAACTTGTAGTTCCATCGTTCCATTCGTAAGTAACGACATCTCCATTCGGATCTGTTGCAGTAGCTGTCAATGTTATGTTAGATCCAACTAAAGCACTAGTTGCGCCAGTTATATTAACGGTAGGAGGATAATTTTTCTCTCTTAAAAATAAGTTAACAACAGTTTTGCATGGGTCATCACATTGACAAACATATTGATCTTGGGAATCGTCATCCTCAAATTCGTACCCAGACATAAATGCAGCCTTAGTTACTATCGATACTAAGTTGTCTGGATTAATTGAATTTCTGTATATAGCTATCCTATTGATATCTAGACCAACATTTTTACCTTTTATTACAACCGTTCTGTTTGCCATTACTTTTTATTATAAATTATCTAGACATTCTTGACAATCCGAATAATCTGTGTAGTCACTAAATGCTCCTGCTGTTATGTTAGAATACGTATCTACAATGTAGCAAATTCCATTATGTTCTATTACCATTCCTGGATCAATATTTCCATCATCCAATACTCTCAATCCAGCTCCTATGCCTGTATCACAGAAGAATAGATTGTAAGAACCTGTCGGAGGCTCAGTTGTTCCAGGAGCACAATCTTGATAATCAGATATTAATCCTCCACTAGTTATTTTTACAGCACTACCAGCACTAGCCGTAGAAACTGTTTTGAAATATGAATTTTGACCTATAAAAGGAACGCTTAAATTACTATCTCCGTAAAGAACATCTTGATTTTGATATGCTTGATAAAGATTAGTAGCGTTAGAACTTCCGTCTATATATACTGTTGTCAACACTCCTTCTCCTGCACAAGCTAAACCAGACTGTGTCCATCCGCCAGAATTTAGACTAGACATATATAAATCTAATTGAATTGGGGGTGGTGGTGGTGCTGGACAAGCGCTAAATGTAGCTATAGCTCCATCATTACCAACTTGCAATGAATTTCCTGAGTCTGGAGAACTTACATCTTTAAAATACGTATCGTTTCCAGCGTAAGGAGTTGTTAATCCAGAATCTAAATATAGTGTATATCCGTTCGTGTATGCTTGTTGTAAAGAAGAAGCTGCTGTAGATAGATATACAGTTATAGGTGTCCCAGTTCCAGCGCAAGCATCAGTACTAGATCCCCATCCTTGCAGTGGATTTGTACTAGTAGAAACGTCAGCATATAGAGTTAACGTAGTTGAAGGCGCTGCTGTAGTAGTTGTCGTAGTCGTAGTGCTTGTTGTTGTTGTAGTAGTTGTTTTCTGATATATAATTGCCTCCAAATCACAAGAAGATTGGTCACACTCAAAGGCATCTTCTCTCCATTCTTCTACAGGATTTTTTATAGACAATACATATTGACCAGTAAAAGGATCGTATCCCCCTACGATTACATTTTTATTTTCTGTTTTTAAGTTATCTCTAAACCAATCACGCATACCATATTGAGATATCTCCGTGATTCCATTTTGACTTAGCCTAAGTACAGCTCCTCTTCTTTCGTCAGCAAAATACATTCTACTTGCCCAACTTGAAAAAGAATGTGGGTTTTTTGATATACCATACTCTCCAACAAAGGGGATCTGTTGACCAAATATGTTTAAATTCTGAGATACATTTCCGCTTCCATCGGCATTATATATAACAGATTTGTTATATAACAACTGGCTTACTTTATTATCCTGGAAAACAATGAGATTTGTATCTCTTGAGTGTATTTTCTGTATAGATCCATATTCATCATCCAAATCTATGTAGTTTACTTTGGCTAAGTTAAACTCATTCAGACCATTGTAATTTGTGGATTGCTCATATACATCAGAATATGTTACAGAACAAACTCTATTGTTCTTTCTGTAATTTTCTACATAACTTAATGGTCTGTTTTTAATACTAATAGAGTCAGATATAAAAGCATCTCTGATTTTGTAGCATTCAAATCCATTGCTAAAAGTATATGCGTTAAAAAAGTTTAGATATATTTTAGCTGAAGTGTTAAATGTTTGGTCAACATCCCTTCCCTTTATTCCTAAATGATATCCACAATCGTTTATCTCATAAGTTCCTGGTATTTCGTAAAAAACGTCTGCGTTTGTTTTGCTTGGAATTGTCTCCAAAACAACGAAAGAGTCAGTACCTCTTTTTAAAATACTCATCTCAGCAGTAGCGTAAGCTCTTTTATTTACGATTTTTCCAAGTCCAGCGAATCCATCAGGCTGTTCTGCTCTAGATTCTATTATCATAGACAGCTTATCTGTAGATGCCCCTGTAATTTGAAAAGTGTTATCAGAATCTGTAGAGTCAGTATATATACCTCTTCTAAATCTGATATTTTCGTCTGGCACTAAATCACTTTGTATTATCTGATCGTATCCTTCTTCCCAATACCATTCCTCTATATTTGAATATTCGTTTACAGAATAGTAAACATCATCAACCTCTACAACTATTTCCTTTTCATTTACTCCCTTATACTCCTTATAGTACAGTGCTATTTTACTTCCTGGAGTAATACTCTCGTCATTGACAGGGAAGCCAGGTAAAGTAATATACGTTCTCTGATCGAAATCATTAAATCCGTTTTCTGTAGTTGTTATGTCTGTTTTATAGTTGAATGTAAATTTATCTCCAACTAAGTGACCAGTAGTCACCCCAAAAGATACAGTTATTCCAGTGTCTAACGTTATTGGAGATGTAGAGCAATCTATTTGAGAAGACCATGCTCCTTTGCTATTTTGATTTATATCCCATCCCCTCCATACAAACTTATCTGTCGTTCCAGATTCTTGTATTTTTATCTCATATCTTCTATCGCAAGTTCCGCTATAGGTGCTATTTACTGTAAGAGTTTTAACAGCCTCGTCCTCTAAAGTGTAAAAGAAAGGTCCTTCTATATAGCTAGTTGCTTGACCGCTAAACTTTGTGCTGTAATCATTTGAAGATACATCGAAATCACTAATTAAGTATTTGGTGTAAGAAGTCTCATTTATATCAACATTGTATCCATTTATTTTAATGTAATATCCAGATTCTTGTTGAGTTGGTCCTGTGTAGCTTGAATCCTCTAGAAAGTTTTTACTCTTTACGCCTTTGTCTAGTATTTTTACTTTTATTTCGTTTGCCTTCGGTCCAGATAGGTCTGCCTTTACTATCAAGTATTCTTGATTACCAATTTTTTGAACGTCATCACCTTCTAGTCTTATCCAAGTATAGTCAGAATCATCGTAAATTGTTATAGGACTTATTACATGATAATCGTTTTCTTGCGTTTGCTTTACAAAAAATCTGTAATACTTAGCAAAACTAGGCGCTTTACTAGATATAGTCGCTGTCAGTTCGTTCTGATATGTAGACAAAGAATGCGGTACAAAGGTGTGATTATTGTCGCTTAAGATAGTTGTTGTTGACCTGCCGTAATCGTCTAAGTAAACCACCCCTATTTCGTAATCCCTACCGCTTCTAGCCGTAGGTTTAGGGTCGTCATTATCAGAGCCAGAAAATTCATAATCTGCATCTAAGTCCAGTATCACTTCATTGCCATCTGAATCGGTTAGATTGAAGTTTTCTGTATAGTTACCGTATACAAGTCTATTGCTGATTATTTCCTGCGTTTTAGCTGTCAAAGGAACATTGTCATACAGTCTATATATTTCGTCTTCTGGCAATACTTTGTATATGCTATTGTTCTTGAAGCTAAATATCTGGTTAGAATCGTTGTCATATTTTTTCTCTGCCTTATCTATAGTTGCAGCTAGATATATATTGTTATTTCCAGACTCCTTAAAGACAATGTCTATTTTTTTAACTAAATGACTACCTGTATTGTATTTTACGTCTATTGCGTTATAGTTATTTTCCATCGAATGATTGATGGCTCCTATAAAGTCGTAAGAAAAAGATTTTGGGAGAAACCCAATTTCAGAAAATGGAGACAAAGCACTCTTCTCCTCATCAAGATACACATACCTGTAAGCAAACATGAGTATCTTTTCTTTTAGATTGTTCTCATCTAAGTCTTGGTCATTAGTTGCGTTTTTTAATGAAGGAGAAAATAAAGGCGGTTTTACGATAACATTGATATCTTCATCTTCAAAACTATTTGGATCTAGAGACTTGGCTCTTGCTATGTTTATTTTTCTAGGCGGATTAAATCCATCGGTAAAGTAAAGAAACTTCTTAAGATTGTCGGCATCAGTAAGAATGTTGCCTTCTATCATATAAGACTGATTGAAGTTCAATACACTCTCTTTCGGATTCTCATTAGTAAGCAGTCTAGTATCACTAAGAATAAAACCTGACTCTTGTATTTTTTCATCATAATAGCATATATAGCTACCTGTATCTGACTTAACAAACCAATATATAATTCTATCTTCATCATCTGATACAGCTCCAATACAAGCAGCGTTAGACCCTAGTTCTAAGGAAGTTAATGCGCTGTTAGATAAAGCGTTTTCAATAGCCCCTACGTCAGATCCTGTTGAATTAGCAACTCTAACGTTTAATGCGTCTCTGTATTCTCCTTGAGGAACAAGTCTCTCATCGAGATCCTTATTCATCTTACCAGATGTAAATAGGTTTTGTATTTTCATTATTTAATCCACTTGTTACGTCCTCTGAATGCATGAACTAAATCGAATGGGTGTATATCCATCATTCTGATTTTCATGTTCTTCATTGCTGCAAATTGTTCATTCTTCATTCGTCTAACAATGTATTCTTGAACGCCAAACTTGTATTGAATTATTTGATATGCAATATATTTATATAAAAAGTCTTCAGCAAGCTTATTCACTTTTAATTCGTCTTCTGTAAGGTACTCTAAACCATCCGTAATATATTCTATAACAATAGCCTTTCCTTTAACCTCAGAACTGAATCTAATATATCCTAAGTTCTTGTCGATATTGTATTTGCCATTGACATTAGTTTTCTCTGTAGCCATTCCAAATCTACCTCCAAAAAACTCATAATCAAGGTTTGTGAATGTATCATTATCTACGCTTTGAACTTGTGATAACTTTGTGTCGATTACAGAAGTACCCTCTGTAGCTGCACCGTCATTGTCAAATATAATGTTGTAGTTGTCATCCTGAAGGTATGCCTTTGCAATAGTGGTTTCTGTGTCCATCATCATAGGATGCAGCCTACCCCTATCGTCCACCCAAGACAGTCTAACAAGCCTTACAAAGTCTTTTGGAAGCTCAAGCTGTAAATCATCAGGAAGTTCTAATTCAAGCGCTCTAACGTCCTTTAAAGCATCGTAATGAAGCTCTTGTAGACCTCTCTTTGCATGAAACACAACATCATAACGCTGAACGTCATTAATTATTTTATCATCCCCTACATAAAATGCATTGAAGTTATTGATAATGTCTTTTAATAGAACAAACTGGTTATCTCCCCAGTTGGCGCTATCGCTGTAATATTGTTGATCTGTTAGTGCCATCTATTAAGTATTTTCTTTTTGTGTTTCAACAGCATCTATCTGAGCTGCTGCTTGAGCAACCTCCGCTTCTCTGATTGTAACTCCAGAAAGTTTGAGTATCTCAATAACAAGACTTGTCATATCGTCTGGACCTAACTCAAAATCTTGAAAGTCTGCAGCTGATGGATTGTGTAGTACGTTTTCACCAACAACAGTGTAAGTCCAGTTAGGGTCTGCTAAAGTTCTAATGTAGTTTATATCTACTTCTCCAGTCAATGTACTTGGCTTCACATACCAGTAGTCGTTTTCATCACAGTATCCTGGATAAAGTGCTGATGGTCCAGCGATATTAGAAGACTCTAAGTAAGTCTCTTTGTGCTTAGGCACATACTCCATAATCTTACCGCTGTATACTAAAGATATAGGTGTGTATAGGTCTGTAGGCTTCTGTACATAGGTATTTGTAATCCCTTGACTTGTAGTCTTCATAAACTTATCAATGTTAGATCTTAGAATAGCAAGCTTGTCTCCTTGATCTCTTGATAATCTTCTTGCATTCTTCATAGTATTCAATCGTGCATACTCTGAAAAATATTGATCAAACAGTAATTGTTGTGCATGCTTAGCGTAAGAGTTGAATTGAGACACTGTCAACGTACCTCTATTCTCTTTGTTAAGGACACTTAAAACCGTTCTTCTAACGTGATCTATCATTATTAATTCTTTCCACAAAAATACAAAAAAAAGAGGAGTCACTTTCGCAACTCCCCTCTCGTCATAGCGTCAGGTGGAAACGCTATAGTTTATTAGTGATGCCTTGTAAAACATCTAATCCGTCATCTGTTTTGAAATAAGACCCAAGTGCTGAATATACATTCTCACCAAAAGGAACAGTCACAATCTTATCCTTTGTCTTATTATTCCAGCATACAGTTCTGTTGTCGTCTTTAATAAAGATAACGCCCATCTCAACTGCACGTACAGCGACATTTCTAAGTTTGATATTTTCGTCTTCAGCTAAGTCCATAACCTCTTTAGGGTTCTTTCTTGCGTATACGAGCATATCTCTTCTAATCTCCTTAGATGTCATATCAGAAACTCTTCCGTCTAATGCTACACGAGCAATAGCTTCAAGATCTTCAATGTCCATTTCACGAACAATTAGCTGAGCGTCAAGTTTTTCTTCTTCAGAAGCAATCTCTACCTCTGCTGTTTTGTTAGGGTCAAACTCTTCGTATTCTGAACCTTTGTCAGGGTGATACAAAGACAAGAACTGCTGCAATAAAACTTGCTCTTTTGGCACAACAAGCTTACCGTCCTTAAATACGATAGCTGGTAGCGTAACATCTCCGTATTGCTCGTCTTCAAACACTGAAGTTTGATTAGATGCAAAACGCAGTGAGCGTGTCATTGTTCCGTCAAAATGTTGTAGTGGTTTGTTCAAGTGATGTCTTGAACGTAATATATAGTTAACAGGTGTTCTGTTATTTGATAGGATATATATTCTATCCTTTACTTCCCATTGTGGCTGGGTAGCCGTATTCTTTTTTGCCATTTTATTAGAATTAGATTAAATTAAAAAAAAGGGGGACAGGAATCCCATCCCCCTAATTAATATTACTTCATTAAGATAAAGTTGTTAGCTCCGTGTACACAAAGCGCTCTTTCACTTAAGAAGTGAACTTCCATAGCGTCTAAGTCGCTTGTCATTCCAGCATTACCAGCAGAACCAGTAATCCAAGATTTGTACTTGCGATCTTCAGCTTCTGATTTTCTATACTTCACGTGCAAGAAAGGACGAACAGCGTTCTTACCTAATACTTGATCGTAGATAGTAGTTGTACCAGCAGGTACTAATACACCATCTACAGCAGAAGTTAAGGCTCCAGTAGTAGCATCGTTTAAGTATTTCCAGTCAGTTTTGTAGAAGTCGTATCCTAAGTTGAACCCTTTGAATCCTAAGCTAATAGCCATTTCTTCATCGTTGTCGAATAAACCATAAGAGCTTGTAGAAGCACCGCTGTTGTTTTGATCAGCTAATACTTTGTCAATCTCGAAAGATTTAGTTCTGTTAACGAAAAGAACATTCTCTTGAATAGCTCCTTCTTTATCTAAAACTTTGATTAGTTCTTCGATATCTCCACGTGCAGCAATAGATCCAGTAGAAATGTTACCTCTGTTTTCGATTTCGTAGAATAAACCTTTTGTTCCTTTGTATCCTTCAGTCTCAGCTCCTGATCCACTTGCAGCTGGTTCTCCTTCGATAAGAGAAAGCTCCATGTAGTCTTCGAAACGTAGTCTTGTTTCGTGCTCAGACTTCAAGTACCATAGGTATCCAGTAGCTCCGTTCTCAGTAGTTACCTCGATCCATCCGATCTGTGCCATATCAGAACCATTGACTTCGTATTTGTCTTTGATGATGATAGGAGTAGTAGTTTGGATGTCTTTTGGTGCCTCTAAAGAACCGCTCATACCAGCAGTACCTTTCTTAAATTCAGAACCGAAAGCAAATACGCTAAGTCCAGTAGTTCCTAAAGACGCATTTAAGTTTGCTCCAGAGTAAGAAGCTAAGTCAAATGTGTTAGTAGTTACTGCAGTAACGATAGCTTTGTCTTGGTTAGTTCCGTCAGAAATGATAACTGTTTGGTTTAAACGGAAAGGATGACCATTTGAAGTTACAACGTCAGCTGTACGAGTAGCACCAGAAACCGCCAAGTGAAGACGACCTTGCTCTGACCATTGGATAACGTCAGATTGGAAAGGCATCTCAGCTCCTACCATTCTTAAAAAAGAAGATACAGAACGGTTACCGTACTTTTCGAACTCTGCTTCGTAAACATCAGGTAGATACTGAGAAGTAAACTCAATAGCTGACCCTAAATAGTTAGTCGATAATGTCGACTTTGATGGAGCTGGTGTTAACGCACCTTGTACTCCAGAAATAGTTACACTCATTTTAAAGTTTTTTTAGTGATTATTGTCGTTTTTTAATTTTAAACGAAAACGAATCATCACTTGAAACTGCTCTAAACTTTGTACCTGTACTGTCAGTCTTTATGTTTTCACGAACATTCATATCGATGTTCTTTGTTTCTTTGACTAACCCATCAGTTGCATCAGCTTTACCTTGTTCGTAAGCGAACTTAAATATTGCATCAGCATTCTGTGCAGCGTACAAAGCTTTGTGGTACGCATTAATATCTTTAACTACACCGTTTTCATCTAAATGTTGATTAAAGAAGTTGTTTATATCTGATTGAACTTCCTTAACCTTATTTACATCTGACGGCTTGTAGACTTGCTTCTTATCTCCAGCATTGAACTCAAAACCTTTGAACTCATTGGAAAAAAGATTGTTAGTCTTCTCCGTAAAGATACGAGATCGTTCCTCTTGAGCTTTTGTTTCTTGCTCAGATTGTTCTCTGTATTGATTATAAAAACTAAAAGCCTCCTTGTAGTTATCAGGAATCTCAGCATCTCTTGACTCAAGTGGTGCCTTGTATTTTTCCTTCAATCCTTCAAAGTAGCTTCTTGCCTTTGATAATTCTTCTTTATAAGCAATCTTTTTCTTTTTGATATCCTTTTCATCGTCAAGCTCAGCGTCATAGCTGTACTCTTCGTTAATTAAGAAATCAATCTCTTCAGCATCCAAGTGAGGTTTATCTTGTCGATAGTACTCACGAAGAACTGTAGTATCCTCTACCTGAGTCCAGTCTTGCTGCAGTTTTGCGTAATCATCAAATGAGCGTCCTGTCTCATTCTTATACTCCATAAACTTAGCAATGTCCTCTGGTATAGATTGCTCTTGTTTGTTTCCAGTATTTTTAAGAACGTCAATAGACTCAACCTCAAGGTTGTGCCTATCCTTTAAATAACTTAAGATGCTTGTATCGTCTAACTCTATAGGCTTTTCAACCTTTACGTCTTCTTGCACTTCTTGAACTTGCTCGCTGACGACTTCTTGCTCTTGCTGTGCAGCATCTTCTATTTTTACTTCAGTCTGTACCTCAGGTTCTTGTGTTTCCTGAACTTCAGGAGTCTCAGTAGCCTGTTCTTGTACTGGCTGTTGCTCTTCTTGTTTTGGCTCAATAGGATTACCTTCGTCATCCAAAGCCCTCACTTTCCATTCCATATGATTAAATTAAATTGAATTACAAAATTATAAAATTATTCAACGCCCACGATTCCCTCCATGCCAGATCCTAACAAGTCTTGACCATCGAAATCTATAGGATCTAAGTCCTGTTGTCTTTGTTGAATTAATTTAGATTGTTGAGTTGCTTGCTTCGCAGTTCTTTTATCTTTTCTGTCTTCTTTGTAAGCTTCCTTTTCTCTTTGTAGTTGTAGCTCTGTAGATTTGATTTGACTGTCAATACCTTTCTGCATTTTAATAAGCTCCATCTTATAGTAGAACTCCTGCTGCATTTTTTGCATATCAAGCTCAGCTTCAAGCTGTTTTATTTTAGCCTCAGCTTCCATTGTAGCTAAAGCTGTTTGCTGCTTGCCTTGTTCTGCAGCCATAGCCGCTTGTTGGTTTGCTTCAGCTTGTAACGCAATATTTTCTTGCTGACGTTTGTTGTCGAGTTTTTCTTTACGTCTTTTTCTAACCTTAAGTAGTTGTGAGGCTATCTTTACATTCTTAATGCTACGAATATCAATAGCATCATCTATATCGATTTTGCCAGCTGATAGAGAGGTCTGAATGTTTTGCTCAAGCATTTGCTTCTCTTCTTCATCAGGATGTAGCTCGATAAATATGCCGAAGTCATGTAAGTGTAGCTCACTAATCTCTTCCAGAATATCCACACTGTGTCTTCCTATGTTCTTGATGAAGTCCTCTTTCATATCAGAGTATTCTAATATGTCTGAGATTCTGTAGCTAACACACTCTGCCAATCTTTGTGTGGTAAACAGTCCTGATTTAAGAATGTGTCTTGTAGCTGTATTAGAGTTTAATGCTGCAAGCTTCTGAACTCCAACTAAAGCATTTGAGTCTGGCATAGAACCGTCTCTTGCTTCATTTAAGCCTGTCACGCCTCTCAATAAATTGAGATTGTAGTTATACATATTGATAAGAGATGAGATCTTAGCATTGGCTCCAGACGAGGTTAGCTCTTGCACTGGCACCTTACCATTATTAAACTCACCTTCTTCTGTATAGCTTCTTCCTATAACTGATCCTGTTTGGAAGTACAAGTTCAACGCTTCTTGCGGTGAGTAACTGTTTCCGTTACCAAGATTAATAGAAGAAAGACCATCGATATCAATAAATACTCCATCTGGTATCATTTTAGCTGCTACTTGCTGTAACTTAAGATGTAATAGCTGTATCTGATCGGCAAATGGAATCATTCTTTTTACAAGAGAATCAATCTGACCTCTGTACATTTTTGGCGCACTGACAATAAATGGAGCGTATACCTTCTCCATCGAGCTTTTCGGACGCACCATGTTTTTCATCAGTTCCCACTTGAGGATTTTGTTTGTGCCTAATACAAGTACACCTTCGTACCATACATCAATTCTTTTAGAGAGTTTTTCAAAACGTGCTTGTTCTGTTTTTGGTGGGTTGAATTGATCGTCCTTTTTTAATACCTTCTCTCCTCCGTAGGCGTTTTTCTTTTTCTTGTATACGATATTCTTATCCGTCTTGTAACAGAAATACAGCAATGTAGCTGTGTTAAAATCAAAATTATCAGTCTTATACCCACCTCTCATACCTTGATATGCATCAAACTTAGAGGAAGACTTTGCAATTTCGTCAATCTCCTCTTGGCTCAATGATGGATCTATTTTCTTTAATTCAGTTATGTTTACATTTTTAACCTCACCAAAGTAATAGCAATCATCAAAGTATGGATCCTCTGTTGGACTGTATACTAAGTCTGCTGGGTCCACATATTCAGCACGAATACCTTCATGTCTGTTGAATGAATGTTTTACAGCAGATATTCCAAGAACAGTAGCATCTTCGTCTACTCTTCTTTTAACCAACTCGTAGTTGTTAAATTTTAATGTAGTTTCAATTGCCTTTTCTTCAGCAATTTCAATATCGTCTTTGTAGTCAATCTTCATGTGAAGATCAAGCTCATCGTCAGTCTCTGGTAACATATCAGGTTGGGTAGAAAACATATTCTTCCCTAACAATGCTCCAATCTCTTCAAAGTCTTCTTTGTTTCGCATCTCTGTCTGGATGCGGTTTTTATACATTGCCTTTTTGTTAGAAGATACTGGGTCTACTGCCTCAGCCTTAACGTCAAATAGTCTATTAGATATACCATTGACTACAATGTCAACAAACTTAGGTATAATAGGCACTGGTGTCCAATCTAAGTTTAGATATGAAATGTCACCATTTACAGCAAGCTCGTCTTTATACTTTCGTACAGACTGCTCACCCATAGCATAAGTTCTTAGTTTATGATATGTATCTCTATTGTTGTAGAATCTTGATTGTCCGCCTTCTTTTCTGAACCACTCTGATTCTATAGCACGCCCAACCATGAGCCCATATTCATTAGATGCCTTTTCAGCATCAGAAGCTAATTGATTTGGAAATCCTATAACGTATCTCCCAGAAGATCCTTGCATATTGTTACTTTATAATAGAGCTAACTATGCCGCCATTATTATACTTTGCAAAGTTAACATTTATTTCTATATTATTTTTCTGAGGCTTAACCACATACTTCTGGTTTGCCATGATTGCTAAACCTGAACTAACAGTAGCATCAAATTTGGTTCTTTTGTTTATATCGTAGTTTGCCCAATCGAGCAAAGTCCTTGTAAAATACATGTCTCCAGTGCCCTCATCACTAAATCCAACATTCTCTTCTATATAGCTTTCTATTGCTTCGGCATGAATGGAAATTACTGCTGGTGAGGATGGTATGCCTCCGAGTTCTTTTTCTGCTTTTGACAAGTCGTTTCTATGTTTGTCAGGTCTGTTTATACTCCACTTTCTATATCCTCTATTTTTTAAATGATATAGTAATCTTGGTTTATTGTTCTCTGCTAACACAGGCATTCCATAAAACACCATAGCCATAAGAACATCTTCATAAAAAAGTTCTGCCGTCTGTGGTCTGTATATATATTCTAAAAAGAATGAGTTTGATGGTCCATCAAGGTTTGGCTTTGTAAACCCATGAAGAGCTCCGTTAGATCCTCCACCCCCTACTGTTCCTGATATATCATAGGAGTCACAACCAAAAGAACCAATGTGTTCGTTTCCAGGATACTTAAATCCATTTTTGTTTATAACTCTATTCCTAAGCTCTCGTGGTGGTATCCAGCTCACATAGAATCTTCCGTGCTTCTCTGGAGTCCATATAACCTCTGAATCTTTCACTCCATTCTTCCAATGAAAAGAACCTCTCTGTACAACTCTTTGCCTTTGAAGCCCATCATTAAAGTCTATCTGCTCATATATTCTTGTGAGATTAAATAAACTATTCTTTGCCTCATCTCTAAATGCATGACCCTCTGTTCGAGGAAACTGTCTATAGAACTCGTTGAGTGCATCAGAATCGTTTTTAAGGCTCTCTACTTCATTTTCCCAGTAGTCAAGTACCCCTCCATCTATAACATCCCCATAAGGGTCTAAAATGGCTTTATTTGGCTTTCTGAATACTGGCTGTCCGTATTGATCTAAAAACCCCTCAAAGTTCCACTCCATAGGTATAAACAAAGAATACATTCCGCTTTTGGTTTGACCGTTAGCGTTTCTTTGTGTTACGTCAGAGTCGTTGTATAATTTTTTAAAGTTGTTACCACCTTTATCTAAAGCATTCGATGTGGACCCCATAAGGCATTTGCCAATAATCCTGCGTCCAAGTCTTAGTGTAGTTTTAGTGACACGCCAGTTGTTGAGGATATTATCGGGTTTTTCCCACTTTCCAGATTCATCATGGACAAGAAGTCGTAGCTTTTCACCATCGTAGGAGTTGTCTCCAGTGTTCTTCCAGTCGATTGTTGTATCGAGTCCAGTAAGTATTTCTTCATTTTCTGTGTCCGCAATAGATCTTCTGGTAAGCTTTGATGCAGGCACCCTATATGCCAGTTCTGTTTTTGGTCTATCCATACCGTCTTGAATGGGCTTGAAAAAGAAAGGATAGTTTGTTGATATTGGAACGACCTTGTCTGTGAACATTTTTTTGGCATCTGCACCACTCTTGGAAAGAATACCGAACCGAGCATCGGAGGTGACTGTAGCTTGATTGACTGTTTCTGCGCTAGACATGAATGAGAAACCAGACCGTCTGTTCTTAAGATAGCACATTCCGTATGACCTTTCATCCGCCTTGCATGCTTCCCAGAAGATAAAAAAGATTCTGTTCGATTCTCTGTACTCTGGATGTCCGACATC